TGAAGTGATAGTGTTGAAATATAACTACCAGTTACTTTACTCTTCCAACCATGAGTATAATGATGGAAGAATGTCTTTTCTGGATCTTCCAAATTTGGAATTAACCTGATTGTGTATGTTTTCCCAGCTGGGAATTTCATTACATTTGCGAATGCACTGTTTCCAGATGATTCGTTTGTTTTATTAAGAGTATCTTTGATTTTCTGAAACATTGAAAAGTCGAATTTTGTTTTCATATTGTTGTTTTGTTTTTTTTGTTGTTGTTTTATTGTTGTTTTGTTTTTTTTGTTGTTGTTTTGATCATAAATAATTAAAAAATATATAAGATCTAAAAGTATTTACAGATTATATAAAATTATTCAATTCTCATTTTGATTCTTTAAAAGTTTATTTTTAGCTCTGGTCAATCGACCTTGTAGTTTACTTTCTTCTGGAAGTTTTTTCCCCAGTTTAGCTATTCTCAGCTTTTCTTTATGTTCAGGTGATAGTTGTTTACCAATTTGCCATCTACTCATTTTTTCTAATGTCTCAGGAGAGAGATTTTCCCTACGTTTAGAAGTACGTATTTTTTCATATTCATCATCTGTCATATTTTCTCGACTCTTTGCTCTCCTCATTTTATCCAAAGACTCTTCTGAGTGTTTTTTTCCTAATCTACATCTACGACGATTTATCTTGGTTTCTTCAGATAAATTTTTTTCTCTTTGAGCTTTGCTCATATTTAATCTCGTCTCATGGGACTTTTTCTTTCCTAATTTGGCATGTCTCATTTTTATTTTTGTTTCTTCTGAAAGTTTTGTACCTATTTTAGCTTTTCTCATATTTTCTCTAGATTCTTCTGTATGTTTTTTACCAGAAAAATCAGTAGAAAATTCACACATATTATATCCAAAAGATGAGTCTGTAGAATTACATGCCTTTATATATTCAGACTCCAAAAGAAGAAGGGTTTCGTTATCTTTAATTGGATTAAAATTATCTACAATTTTTAGTATTTCGACACTAAACGCATCCCATCCATATTTTTTAATTGCATTTTGAAACCGTCCACTGCTCTTGTTTTTCTTTTCTGAGTATTTATGAGACTTGATTCGTTGATCTATATTTATAGATTTTCCAATATAAACCTTGTTATTAACAAGGCATGTTATTTTATAAACACCCGCTGTTTTTGGCCATTCTTCATTTGACTTCATTATAATATTTAATCAAATATCAAAGAATTACTTGATTTTCTCAAACATACTCGCGTTGAATTTAGTTTTGCTTGTTTTCATAGAATTATTGAATGATTTTTTTAATTATTTTAATTGTTAGTGTTAATATTGTCAGGCCAAGTATCATTAATACAAATATAGTTGCTGCTAGAAACCATATAGGGAATATTATCCAACCCCAACTTATATGTAGTATATCAACCAGTTTTAAAAAAGCAAGGAAAAAAGTCAAATATATAGAAAAATTTATTAATTTCATTGTTTTTTTAGATTATGGTTAATTTTATCGATTGCTTGTTTTCCAAATGTTTTTAATTTTTTGGATGACTGAAATTTGTTTCTGGTTATTTGAAATGTTTTCCAAAAATCACCAAACGCAAAATTCAATATGTCTGAATCTACATCAATTTTTGAAAATGTCAATGTGTGCAGTGTATAATAATTGATTTTATGATTTTTTAAATGTTCTATAAATGATGGCAACGTTCCTGTTGCGTGTGTTTTGTATTCTTCTAAAGATATGTCGTTTTCTTTGCAAAAGGAAAATATAAATTTTAAAGAGTTTGAAAATCTCACGAGAGATTCTGAAGAATCTGGATCTTCAGAATTTAAAGTTTTCATATAATTAGTATAACATGTAACTGCCTTTAAAGTTATATAATATTCCAAAGTGTAGTATGCTTCATCTGGATATATTTTATAAGGTGCTATAAAAAAATAATCAATATTTACATTTTTATTAGAATTGAAAAATTTTTCAAGCTTATTAAGAATAATTATTTTTTTTTCATCTAAATTATCAAAATTTTGTTTTTGTTTGAATGGTAAATTTTTTACCTTTCTTGATATAGCCAAATGAGAATTATAAATTCGTTTTTGATTATCGTTTATTTTTGACATTCTTTTTATTTTTTTTACAACTGTTTAGATATTTCGTAACATACTTGCTTTTGACAAGGCTTGGATCGAATTCCAAAAATATCTTAACAACTTCATAGTCAGTGTCAATACATAAAATATCCTTTAGCAAAGTTTTCATTTTTTCATGCTGTAATGTATAAACAAACACATTCTGAACAGACATTTTTTTTCCTTGAATATTCATAATGAATGTACAGTAGCACATGAACAGATGCATCTGTTCAGTTTCGATAAGTGAGGCGTATGGAGGTTCAGTCATAATTCTATTAATGTTGTTGTAAAATCTAAAAACTTTTGAGTAATCTTTCCACCCGATGAATTTAAACTTCCACCACCATTGCAAAGATTTTCTGCCATGAATTTAATATCAGCTGATGAATTTTTATTTTTTCTAAAGGAAACAAATTGAGTATTCATGTTCACAATAACTGCAATTTCACAATCATAATTATTCAATATTGAATTCGCTATTTCATTTGCGCTTCCCTTTGCAAAGGTAGCAATTACTGAATTTCCTTTGTATTCTCCTTGATATAAACATAAGTTTTCAAGTTCCGAATTTAAATCTCTATAAAAAGATGCTGATAATTTTAATTCTGATTCAGATAATTCTTGATATCCTGACCAAAATTTATTAACAAAATTATAGAATCTATTATTGCCACTTTTTCTAAAAAGACCATTTAATATTTTGGCTTCTTTAGTTTTTAATTCATAGCTATTGTAATCATCTATGAAAATTATTAATTTTTTAAGATTTGCTGAAAATTCAAACTTGTCTTTAAATTTTTTATATAACAACTTAACACATGATGTATTATCTTCATGTATTAGTGTTGATTCATGAACAATTATGTCTTCTTTTTTATCAGATACTATAATAACCTTTGAGTCATCAATTTTATTGATTACATTTTGATTTAAGGGTATTCCTATAATAAAAATTTTATCATACTCTTTTGATTTTTCATCAAACCACTCGGTATATTTTTTTTCAAAGTCTCCAAAAAATATACACTGATAATCAAAATTTGATTTGTGAAATATATTACCTAATGTAATAGTTGATCCCACTCCATCTAAATCACAATTTGTCCATAAGAATACATTCATGTATTATATGATTTAATTCAATTTGAAAATTTTTCAAGTAATGATAAATCTTCATCATTAATCATCTGATCTTCCTCTTCTGATTGTGTGATAGTTAATGTCGAATAATCAATTTTCATAGGTTGTACCATTCCTCTTGGACCGTATCTATTTTTCATCATTCCAAGTCTAATCAATCCTAATTCTTGATCTTCTTCGTTTTGAAAGATGGAAACGATAACATCCGCTGTAGCTGCCAAACCTACTGATTCTGAAATAGTAGCTAAATCTGGATTATCTATATTGAATCCAGATTTGTTTAGTTGAGTTGCACTGATGATAGGACATTTAAAAATATAACTCATTGCTCTAACCTGTTCACAAATATATTTCACTCGTTCATATGAATTAGAACCAATTGTTGAATGTAAAAGATTAACATAATCAATTACAATAGCGTCCACACGTTCTCCAGAATCTTGAAATTTTTTAACAAATGCTGTTAATTGTTTTGGAGTTATCGTGCTTGGTGGAAATTCTTTAATGAAAATTTTCCCTTCTGGTATTTTATCTTTTTCAGTTTTTAAGAAATGTTTTAAAGATTTACAAGATGATTGAAATTCCTTCAATGGTATTTTTGTTATATTTGAGCAAATTCTTTTAGCATATAACATTTCACTCATTTCCAATGAAATTAAAAGAACTGTCTTGTTCTGTTTTGCTATATTTGCAGCTATATTTCCGAGAAAAATACTTTTACCAATGTTTGTTTGACCAGCAAAAATATACAAAGATTTACCATCCTCTCTAAACCCTCCATTCATCGCATCATCTAACCATTCCCACTTGGAGGGGATTACTTTTTCTACATTATTAATATCATCAATGATACGATCACTATCTGAAAAGATTTCCAAACCATTATCAGTTACTAACTTTATATTACATGACTTTTCAAATTGTTCAAGAATATTTGAGGTATCAACGACACCTTCAGACACATCATTAGCGACTTTCAACAAAGTGTGATATACGCTTTTTTCTTTTAAGAAAATTTCAGTATTTTCATATAATTCATCAATATCTAAATTCTTATCAAGATCTTTAAATGATGATACTAATTGTTTGAATCCTTCTTTTAAATTATCATCAACCAAATATGATTTAATTTCAGTTACATTTGGTAGTTTCTGTCTTTTATCATAAAAGTTTCGTACTATTTCAAAATATTTTGAAATTCTTTTATCTTCGAAATATTCTGGGTTTATATAGTCTGCGATGGAATTTAAATAAGTCGCATCAATTAAACATTGTCGTGCTAATATTTTTTCAAAATGTTCTAAATTAAGATTCATATTTATTTAAAAACCACTGTTCGGCTGCTTTCCACTCATCTGTGAATTCTTGTAGACCTGGAGATTCGTGTGTTATGCAAATGCCTCCTACCCCCACTCGATGGCCCATCTTATGACAATTTAAAGAGAAGTCAAGATCATAAAAATGAGCCTTGGCAGGATTTGAAGTATCGAATCTGACACTTTCCATTACCTTTCTGTTCATTGCCATAAAAACACCATCCAACATGACAACCCTGTGTGGGTAAGGTCCAAAACTTGTCATATTTTTATAGTTGCCAGTTCCATGAGCTACTGCACCATGTAATTTACCACCACCGAATCCACCTCCCATAATGTGCCATAACGCTGGGCTTTGTAAATTTATTTGAGATGTTCCAGCAACACCTATCAAATCATAAGTTTCAAATAATTTAATTAATTTTGGTATTGGATCATATTCCAACCAAACATCATCGTGGACCAATACCAAACCATCCCAATTTTCTTCTAAAGCTTTATCTATAGCTTCATTGTAAGCTTTTGGCAATCCTGTATTGTTGTTTAAATCAAAATTAATGTCTATATCTAAATTTAAGTCTTTTATGCTTTTTAGCAAAGATGTGTCATTTGGATTAAGTTTTCTGGTAGCTGAAAAGAAAGCAATTCTCATATTTTAATGATATCACCCCTATTTAATTTGTCAATTTGCTAAATATATTCATGAATTTGTTTAATTTTGAATATTTTACTGAAAGGGCAGAAATATTGAATGAGATGGCTAGACCCTTCGTTTTATTCGGTGCTGGAACTCCCGCTAATGTGAAATATAAGGAATTAATGAACCAATTGGTGGAAGAATACCCAGGAAAACAACCCACATCTTATAGAATTACATTAGATAAGTATTTCTTAGATAAATTTAATGAAAAATATGAAATTTATAAATTTTCAAAACAACAGCTTTCAGATTATATTGAGTCTAATTTAAAAAATATAGCTTCTGTAATGTTTGATGATGAAAATGCTTTAGATTTAAGTGATGAAGATATACAAAATTTTGAATTAAATTCCGATTCTTCTTTAATTGGTGATATTTTATATCATTTTGAAAACAAATTAAATAAAAAAGATTATAAAGCATTTATTAAAAATTTTTCAACCACTGTTAAAAATAACAATAAATTAAAAATGTCTTTAAAAATGATAAAGACCTTAATTTCTGAAGATGAAGATGAATATGTTTTAAGTGGAAATGAAATTGTTAGATATGAATCAGATGGCGCAAGTGATGCAACTGCAACTAGATCTACTATAGAAAAAGTATCAGATGAATATAAAGAACAATTTAATAATAAAGATTTTATTAATTCTTTAGTTGCGGAAGATGCTATAACATATGCTGAGACAGCATCGGAAAGATCAATTAGAACAAAGGGAATGGAGAAGGCTAGAGTTGAAACTACTGGTATTCGATTTAAGGAGTTTTCACAACTTGAAAATTATTTAAAACCTACTTTGAAAGAATTAAATCGTGACATGCATAAACGAAATATAAGTTTAGGTAGAGGAGGAAAGGGAGGATCTAAACAAGAATCAGAAATTTCAGATTCACAGGAATCTGATATCGGATTACCTTTTTCAACATTATATATTGATAATATCTTAGATATATTATCCAGATTAACAACAGAAATAAAAAAATTACCAACAGGAACCTCAAATGATATATGGGGAAAAAGAGATCAACAATTAGAAAAATCTAATATTATAATAAAGCCAGAATATTTAAATTATGAAATTTCTGTTCCAATGCAATTAATAAAATCATTTTCTTCAAAAGAAATTGAAGATGTATATACAGCATTTGAAAATATATATGATAAATTTGAAAAAGATAAATTTGAATATACAGAAAATGATTTATCTAAATTAATAGATCGAGTTAAAGATAAGAATCCAAAATTATCTAGTCTTTTAGAATTTTTCAGAACATCATTAACTGGAGTTGAAAAACAAAAAAATAAAATCGAACAAGATCGAACATTTGTTGGATATGATGATGATTTAATTAGAAAGTATTTCCCAGATACTGAAAGTGATGAATTTAAAAACTTTACAAATTGGTACAGTGCTAAAACAAAATATGAAGAAAAATTAAAAAACGATCTTTTAGAAAGAATAATTAATTATTTGGCTAGTATGAAAGAACAAATGACATCAGTAAATGATGAAAAGGAAATGAATACTGGTTCTTCTGATATATTAAATAAATTACAAACTTATGAAAATAAGATTCGTAGTTTAGAAAAGACATATAAATACAGACCAACCGAACAATTAAAAAATGAAATTGATAACTTAAAGGAAATTGTGGATTCTATCAAATCTAAATATAATCCCGAACAGGATGAAGAAGAATACACCATAAATTATATGACCGAGCAGGTCAAAAAAGATAAATTAACGAATATGAGTGGTGATTTTGTAGAACGAGGATTTAAAAAACCGATAAATTATTGGCATTGGACTCAACTAAATGAATAATAAAAAGCCCCTCTTAATGAGGGGCTTTTTGTTTTAATCTTCTATCTCTTCGTCGTAATCTTCTTCTAGATCTTCTAGTGGAATTTCACCAACTTTATTACCATATGACCATTCTTGTTTCAAACGAGATTCAAGTTCTGGTAACAATTTATCCCAAATTTCATCTTTCTTTCTCCAAGATTTATAAAAGCCTAATTTTTCACCAGTCCAATCGCTGTATGTTGCTCCATTAGCAACAACTACACCCATTTCTTTCATGATGTCAAGTAAACCAAAATACTTGTCCAATCCTGTGGCGAATGAAAGATACATCTCACCTTCAAGATATTGTTTAATGAAACGATTCTTAACAGTGAGTGCTCTAATAATAACACCAGAGTAACTTTTCTGTCCAGCTGCTTTAGTATCTTCGATTGTTTTACCTCCATCATCTTTTACTGGCTTTCTAGCTAATTGAATGGTTACAGAAGGCAAATAAATTGATGCTTTACCTCCAGCAATATTCTTTTCAAGTGTTGGATACATCTGACTGGGATCATCATATACATGATTTGTCATCAAAATGGGAGTTTTAGTTAATGTAGACATATTTGTACATGTCTTCAATAAACTTTTAATGCTTTTGGCAAAAGTTCCCATATCTGATGATGTATTTTCTTTATCCATTCTACTAAGTTCTAGTTCACTTTGTAAGTTGGCTAATGAATCAATCGCAATGATGAATTTACCTTCTAAACCTTTTTCCTTTACGGATTTTAATAGTTTATAAATTGAGTTTCTTGTATTTTCAGCAGTTTGAACATTTACATATTTTACTTTACTGGTATCAAGACCCATTTTAGAAGCACTTTCTTCATCAATAGCACCTTCTGTATCATAAATTACAACTTGCATGCCCTTTTTTTGGGCATTTGCTAAGATTTTGAGAATGAACCCCGTTTTAAAGGTTTGACTCGGACCAGCAAATTGAGTAACTCTGCCTCTAGGAACACCACCATACAATGAACCAGAGATCAGTGCATTTAATACCATTGATCCAGTGTCAATCCAATCATCAATTCCAGTTATTTTACTGTCACTGAGATATGATGAGTATGGTGTAATATCATCGATGCTGCTTAATACATCATCAATGTCTTTTTGACTGCTGTTTTTGGCCATATCAAAGATCGTTTATAGAGATCACCTTTGGGTTATTTTGCTGTGTTGTTTCTTGCGGTGTGTTAATTTTTTGATATTGAGACACGATACGTTCATCTAATTCAACATCAGCGATTGCGATATTTGATTTGGTATATGTCCAGATATTCTTTTCACGACTTTCTTTGCTGATGAATTCAAAAAAGAAGAGTGGAAATGTTTGAACTTGAAGTTGTCCTGATGCTTCTGGTTGAACGTGAATAATGACTGGATTATTGATGCTGACGGTGTTTGTATCTTCAGCTGCAAGAATACCCATGATTGTTCTTCCGATTTGGTCTTGTATTACGATATGTTTTTCTTTCATATAGATCAATTTATCATATATTATAACGAAGTCAACATCTTTCGATGTTCTTTTAAAATTTCATTAAATGCTTTGCCGACATTGTGTTTTTTTGATGCTAAAACAATAAAACGTTTCATCAAAGCTTCAAAGGTTTTAATAATCAAAGCGTGTCTTTTACTAAATTCTTTATGTTTTGTATATTTTTTACCAAAAATTATATCTTCAAATATTTCTAATGTATAGCCCATGCTATCAACAGATATAGCTTCAATTTTTCTTTCTATTATTTGTTTTTTTGGCGGTGGTCGTTTTTTAATTTTTAAAATTTGTAAACGCAACTCTTCCATTTTTGGATTCATAAATGAGCCTTCATCCAAACCCTGTAGAGCATTTGATATTTTTTGATATGCTTCATTTTCAGCAACATCCAATCCCTTATTATAAGCTTCTTGCGCGGTCATATAATTAATCTTCTGAAAAGAAATCTAATAAATCAACTTTAACATTCTCGTTTGGCTTTCTTAAAATCCAACCAACAGCTTCATAAAAAAATTCAATATTTCTATACATTAAATTTTCAAACATTTTTTCATAATCAATTTCAAATTCTTTTTTAAATTCTTCGGGATAGTTACCACCATATCCAACAACGTTAATATTATATCTGTTTTGCTTTTTAACATTAATATATTTGATTTTATCACCCTGTTTTAATTTTGGATATTTTCCACTTAATTCCAACTTATCTAATAATACATTGTGATAATATGCAGCTTTCATATGTTCCTGCATTCCTTTGGAAATTTTTTCAAAACCATCACATTCATTAATATACTTATCAAAGGTATTGATACCACTTATTCTGGATATCATTTCATGAGGTAGTGTTTTAAAAGTTTCATAAGCTTGATTGAATAGATCATCAGATGTAATTTTATTTTTATCAATAATCATACTTTCTATAATCTCTTTCAAATACGGTTTTAATTTTTTTGGCATTGTTGTTTTAACGACGGAAACGCCTTTGTATTTAAATTTATCTACTTTGAATCCTTCATCATCGATCATATGAAGAACATAATATTTCTTCTTTAAGAAAATGCCAGAATCGCATATAGTTTCTCGTTTAAAAACAAAACGAGGATCTATACTTTTTAAGTCTTCTTTAGCCCAGTTTGTCATTTCTGTGTTTATATAATTTTCAATATAATCACAGAAATCTAAAAAATCTGAATTGATATTTCCGTTTTTATAAATCGGTATTCCCTTTTTATCTAAACATTTTAAAGAAACATACGCACTGTCTGTATCATTGTATATAATACAATTATTCAATTCCATTTCTGATAAATCTGGATACTTTTCACTTAATGATTTTTTGAAAATTTCATTTGAATTCTTAATAACAGCCTGTCCAGTCAATGTTACCGATGATGCAATATCATCATCTCCCATCGGAGCGTATGCATTTCCCATATATCCATACAATGAATTTAAGTTAATCTTATATGCATATTGAATAGAGTCATATCTATTCTGTTCAGATTGAATGAAGGATCTTTCTTTTTTAGAAAGAGTTTTATCTTCTTTTAATTTTGTTTTACAATCTTTCATGGCTTTTTGCATTTTCTGCCTCTCAGAATATAACCAATCTAGATATTCGGGAACAATTCCTTTTCGTTTCTGAGAAAATAAAAACCCAGCTTTTGTAGATGCTACTTGTTCAGCCTTGATATAATTTTCAAATTTTTCTTTATCAAATTCATATACCCTGCCTGTTACATGATAAATTTTATATGTGTTTTCAAATTCTTCATATCTCCCAATTTTGGTTTCTGGTGATAGATTCAATGAAATCATAACACTTGGGTATAGAGAATTAGCATCAAAACTTACCAGATTTTCAGATATACCTCGTTTAGGCTCTCTGACATACGCTCCTGGATTTTTTCCAATTTTTATAGGTCTAATGAAGGTTGGGATTCTTTGATTTCTTTTTCGTGCTTGGACAGCTAATGCACCGTTCATAATAGGAACGGTATCGATAGCCTTTTCGATATTAGTAAGTCCTATGTTTGCAAGGAATCTCAATGTCTTCATATATCGCAACTCATCATCCAATTTCACGAGAAGCTCTACATCCAGAATGTTATAGTCCACAAAGGTTTTCCAATCTCTAATTGAAAGTTCCCACAACTGACCTTCGTATTCTATTTTATTTTTACCAAGTTCTACTTCCGCAATGTAATCCAATTTATATGATTCCTGCTTATCAAGCTTAAACTTTTGATATAAAACCATGTAGTCAACTGAAGACACTCCTTCAATAACAATTTGAATCGGGGGTTCTCCAAATTTGACTTTCTTTTTTACCTTCTCATATATTCTACCAATAGGAGATAATCTTTTTTGCCATTCTTCATCTAATACAACAGCTATTCGATTTACTATATAAGGTATATCGAATCCAGAACTATTCCATCCAGAAACTACATCTGGGTAATCAAGTTCCCAAAATTTAATGAAAGTTTTTAATAATAATTCTTCACTTTTACAATGAATATATTTTATTTTTTTATCTGTAATATGGGAAGTATCGAAAGGTTTTAATCCGAACGTAACATAACGCTCTTTTATAGAATCATAACAAGTTATTAGATTGATTATATCTTCTGGATTTTGAATATCTGGAAACTTTCCTTTATTACTAAAAGTTTCAATATCTATAAACATCACTTTGAGTGGATGTTTAGAAAAATTCTCATCAGTATTTTGATGCCAATAATTATCAATAAGAAATTGCTGCGCTGGTGGTAAATTTTCAAATATTCTTTTTATATTTGAATCTTTTAAAAATTTATTTCTTTCAAATCCAGAATCGAATTCTCTTTTTGTAATGTTAGTTTTAAATATGCTTTCTTCTTCTCCGTTTGGTTTTTCCAAAAACAGATAAGGATTAAAATCTAAATCATATTTTACACGATTACCATCAGCATCCCATGAAAATAAATGGACACATCTCTCTTTATTATTGTAAACGCAATTTCTGTACACTAAAGTAAGTAAACCATCATTTTTCCAATTGTCAATTAAACTTTGGAATATATTTTCTAGCTAAAGAACCGTAAGGTGTTTCAAGTGCTTCCATAAAAGCTCCGATATTTTCTGGTAGTTCTAAAAATCTAGATTCTCCAATTTTACGAAGCTCTGGAATCAATTGATAATATTTGGATCTATTTTTCCAATTTAATAACTGTTCGACTTTATTTTCCAAATCTTCTCCTGTTTTAAATTTTAAGACATCAAGAGCGTTTTCATATGTTGTCATGTCTTGAACAATGCAAGGAATTCCCAAACAAGCAGCTTCAATATATTTGATATCGGATTTACTTCTATTAAAAGAATTGTCTTGAAGTGGAGCTAAAAACAATTGAGCATTTAAGCTATTTAAAAAGTTAGGATATTCAATCAATGTTTTCCATGGATGAAATTCAATTTTTCTATTTTCAACCAAATGTTTCAATGGTGGAGGCACAGCTCCTATGAAAACAAATTGATACTTGTCAACATTTTTAGAAATAAACTCTACAACATGAGTGAAATCGTCTTGTTGATTTGTTTTATTATGAACATCGAAATGAGCACCAGAACCTGAATATACAATTCTGGGTTTCTTTTTATTTTTTTCAAAATTATCAATAACTTTACGATAATTAAATTGATGACCAATCCACCAATATGGTGGGAAGTTGGGTATGACTGAAATTTCCTGTTTTCCAGTTCTTAACTTATATAAATCTCTCATATGTTTACATGTAACTGTAACTTCATCTGCCATGTTGATCATATCGACACAATTTTGACGAATTTCATCACTGTCAAACGCTGGTTTGTATATATTGTAATCTGGAATATCTTCTCTAAAAACAACATCATCAACCTCATATATAATTTTAAATCCAATATCTGGTTGAATGCTTTTTAAGAATTCGACAAACATTTTTTGTTCTTTACTCGCCTGTCTTTGAAGTTTGATTGTTTTTATATCTCGATACCACTCCTTTTCAAAAATCATTTTTGTCATGGATGTTGAATCTCCCATATTAGACATATTAATATGAAGTTCTGGCCATCCTATTCTCCATTGCCCACATCCCTGACGGTCTGCCATGAAGTTGAGATACCTAGATGGTCCTGTAGGTGCTGCATGAACTGGTTGTGTATTAACAACTACATTATTAGAAAATGGAGTTGTTGGGAACGGAGATGGAAATGCGTTTACAAACATATAGTGTAGTTATATTTTAAAAGTTAATTGTCAATTAGTTTAATAAACTCTTTTAGTTATTCCGTTCTCTTTTTCTAAGTTTACAATTTCACCATCGATATGTTTTGTAGTTTCTTTTCTATGTGAAATTGCATATACACTCATGTTATTTTTATTAATTCTATTTTTTAAAACTTTAATTAATAAATCCAAACCAAGTTCATCAAATGCACTATCAAAAATTTCATCATAAAATTCAAGATTAGATGATATGCCGCTAATTTTTCTTCTCATGTCTGAAAAACTTAAAACACAAGCAACATCAACACTTCTTTTTTCAGCTCCAGATAAATTACTATAAGAAAATTCTTTACCTTTATTAGTTGATATATGTTCATCGAAATATTCATCAAATTTACATTTAATCGTCATTCCAAGATCACTTATATATGTTGAAATTGTAGAATTTAACATATCTAGTAATTTTTTTATAGCATAACTTTTAACACCCTCTTCTCCCAATACAAATTTACAAATTTCGTAATCAGAATCCTTCTGTTTAAAAATTTCAAGAGCGTCTTCTTGTTCTTTTTTTCTAATTTCAGTTTTTTGTATGTTTTTTTCAAATGAATCTGTGGATATAGTAGTTTTTTTAAAATCAGTATCTAAATTTTTCAAAGATTCTTCATATTCTTCAAGAATATTGGCGTAATTTATTCTTTTTTGATTATTATCTTTTTCTGTTTGAATACTTTCATTGATTATGCCTATGTTTTTTTGAATTTTTGCTTTTTTAGTTAACCATTCTTCCCTTTCTTTATCATTTTCAGTCAATATCAACTTGAAATTTGATAATTTACTTTCTATCTCATCCTTTTTAGAAGTAATATATTGTATATGATCATGTGTTACGTCTTGGAAACACTTATCACATTTTGCAACACCATCTACAGAATTCAGTTTATTTAATTCTTCTTTTAAGTTACTGATATCCTTCGTTAATTCGATTTTTTTTATTTGCAAATTTCCAATTTTACCATCAATTTTATTCCATGCATCTTCTAACTTTAGATATTGCTGTTTTAATTCATCAATATTTTTATTTTTTGGTAATTCTGAAATTTTTGTTTTAGTATTTTGAATTTTATTATTAATTTCATTCTTTCTAGTATTCAAAAACTCTTCATGTTCTTCTGTTTGCTTTTGTATACTAATCAATTGATCTTTATAAACATTAATTGATGTTTTTAATTCCTCTGTACGAGCGTTTGATATATTAATATTATTCTTATTCTCACTTATATCCTTTTTAAGGTCTTTTAACATCAATCCAAACACCTCTATATTAAAAATATCTTCAATAAATTTGCGTTTTTCTGCCGCATTTTTTAACATGAATGGCGTTGTATCACTTAATGTCATTATATCGCAACTTTTATGAATTATTGAGTTAGTTCCAAGCAAATCACATATATATTTGTTAGTATTTGCAATACTATCTCTTGTTATATCTTCATCACCTTTCCAAAGTTCAACTTTTGTCGGTTTAACCTGTCTAACTATTTTATAAGATTGTGTTTCTGTTGAAGATTCGATACCAAACTGTAATTCAACACGCCCTTTACCTTTCGTTATGTTGTTTACAATATATTCATTCTTAATTTTACCAATTGTTTCTCCAAAAAGTGCATAAAAATATGCAGACATGACAGAACTTTTACCAACTGCATTTTTTCTGTCTGGGTTATCTATATTTTGCCCAGTTATAAGATTTAGACCTTTATTAAATTCAATTTCAATTGTATCATTACCAATACTGAGGAAATTTTGTATTATTAATTTGTTATATCTAATTTTTTTCATTAGTTTTTATTATTTTTGTATAATTCTTCGTTAATTTTTTTAACTCTTTCTAATTGATCTTCATCTAAACCCAATTGTTCATAAAATTCATCAAACATTTCTTTAATATTGATAGAATCTACACTTTCAACATCATTTAATGACTTATTAATGACATTATAGTCTATGGTTAATTGCCATGGTTTTAATTTATTGAGTAAATTTGTCACTTTTTCTAACTTAACATCATCAACTTCTTCATCAACCACTAATTTAACGATGTTATTTTTGATACTATCAACATCCAATGATTTTATTTTACTTATATATGTTTTTACAAACTGTGGGGACACTTCATTTTCGAAAAAATCAAGAGAACCACTCTCTACATCAAGAATATGATATCCTTTTATATTTGCTTCATCTGAAAAATCTAAAGGAAAGCAACTTCCAACATAGTGTATGTTACCTTCTTTGTATTTTTTACTATTTCTGTTGTGAAAATGTCCAGAAAATATGGCATTTGTAGCATTTGAAAGCATATGCAATGGGTTTAAACCATGATTACACACTGTGTAATTGTTCATTTTGAATGTTTGTATTTCAAAATGACCAAAAATATAATCATATGAATTGTCTGGAATGTTATTATTCCAAGGAACCATTAAAAATCGCTTATTAAATGCTTCAAATTCTAAATTTTTATCAATTAATGTGATATTATCATAACCACGGACCAATCCTAGACTATGAACATCACTTCTATTCTTGTAATAAGCATCGTGATTCCCAATAATCATAAAAAGATTAAAATTTTTAAACTTTTCTATAATTTGTGAAGCAATGTGGATAGTTTGAACGCTAATTTCAGTTCTATTATCAAAAAAATCTCCTAAAAATAATATATCCTTTATTTTCTTTTGATTTAATTCATTTATAATCCAATCCGTCCATTTTAAAGCAGTATCATGCCATTTTTCTGAATTTCCATACACTCCTAAATGTAAATCACTAAAAATTGCAACATTTATTTTCTTTATCATAATAATGGTGTGTTATTTCAACAAATTAATTAAAATTTTCAGAAGAATTATCATCATCTAAAAATCCAGATGGTTTTGTGTATACATTTCCTTCAGATTCAATCATATTTTGCTCATATAACATCTGTTTATACTCTTGTAATCCTTCATGTTGTCTGTTTTCTTTCTTTATTCTGTTGGTAAATGCGTTCCATGCTATCTGATTAAAGTAACTAAATGGATTATATCCTGAATCCATGTTGTATTTCTTACCTTCAAGAGCTGAATACATTTTAATAACAGCATCACCGACCATTTCTTCTTTCCAAGATTTTGTATAATTGATAAATCTCCAATTATAACTCAATCCTTCTGCAATTTTAACTACATTAACAGCTAATTCATCTGTCATTTTGTCACTCTCGTAATATTCTTGGATTTGTCTTTTAAAATCATTAGAATTTACGTATATACTTGCTTTTATTTCTGGATTAATTTTCATAAATTTATTTGTATTTCTTTATATGATATCTGTTCATCATTATAAATTTGTTTTCTTTCATCAGCATGATTAGTTGAATATTTTAAATTGTCATATATGTCAAAAATTACAAGTTTTGATTTCTTTTCATGTAACCTCAACCCTCTTCCAATTCCTTGGACTATACGAACAAAACTTTTTCCACCAGAAGCAAATACAATATTGTGTAAATTTTTAATATTGATTCCTGTTGAAAAGATACTACTCATTGCAATACATACTATGTTATCACACTTTTCCATGTTTGCAACAACCCCATTTCTTTCATCCAATTCAACGTCACCTTTGATAAAAACTACATCTTTGTTTTGAATATTATTCAAACAATTCAACAACGCCTCTCCATGTTCAAGGTGATTTACTAAAATCAACGTATTGTTTTGAAGTTTAGAAACAATTTTAAAAATAATATCGTTTCTTTTTTCTGAATTGTACAAATAAGAAAGCTCTGTAAGATAGTCTTCAGTGGGTGTTTTGTTTTTATTTTTATTCTTTTTAGGAATATCTTTAGAACAATGATTGAGTGAAATCATCTTAACAATAACATCAGTTAAAACGTTATCATCCCGTAACTCTTTGCTATTCTTTTCAAATAATAAAGGACCAAAAATTCCCAATATCTTCCATACATCGTATTGATCTTTTGGAAGTGTTCCAGTAAAACCGAATCGATTTGGTGTTTTTATTTTGTTTATTATTTTTGATATCTTACTTGTACCAGAACATCTGTGACATTCATCAACTATAATCAAATCAACATCCTTTATCCATTGGTTTTCATCAAATTTAGATACTAAATTTTCAGAATTAACTATCACAACATCTGAATGTTCTAACTTATTAGTTCCTGTCCATCCCGAATATGAGAAGTTAACATTATAAGATTCAAAATCTTTCTGTAATTGAGATACCAATGATATTCCAGGTACTACAACTACAACTTTGTAAGATTGTTTGGTTCTGTTTATCCAAAAATTTTCAATTAAAGACGCTATGCAGAAGCTTTTTCCAGAACCTGTAGCACTTTTAATTGTTCCTCTTCCATATTTTAAACATAATTTGACAATTTCCATTTGGAAATCTCTATGTGGAAATGTGAATCCATCAAATATAGATTCGGTTTTAATTCCACAGTTTAAAAATTGTTTAAATTCTTC